AAGGCGGTATTGCACAGCGCCGCGCAGCTGTTGCGGATCCGGCGCCAGGCGCGCGCGCGCACGTTGTAGTAGTTCAGCCAAGTGCAGCCGACGGCGCGGTGCTTGCGCAGCCGCTCGACACAGACCGCGATGTGGTCCGGCCGGTAGTAGTCGTCGTCCTCCATCACCAGCACTACGTCGCTGCGCACGTGCGGGATGGCCGCCAGCAGGTTCATCGCCAGCGACGCGCCGCCGATCTCCTTTCGCTGCCGGCGGACGTGATGCTGGCCCATGGTCAGCGGCGCCGCCTCTACGCCGTCGTCCGCCACGATCCATTGGTCAGGCTGCCGCGTCTGCCGCGCCATCCAACGCTCGGCAAGCGGCCAGGCAGCGGGCCGGTCCGCGGTCGGCGTGATCACCGTGACCTTCACCGGTAGTGCTCCCGCACCCACGACGCCCGCGCGGTCCACGGCGGATGGCCGCCAGTGGTGAACACGATGCGCGCCCCAGCAGGCTTGCGCGACTGGTGCCGCCACAGGTCGTTCTGGAAGATCACCCCGTCCCGCTCCGTCCAGACCGCCTCACCCGAGCCCAGGCGATGCGAGATCCACGCCTGATCGCTGCCGCGATAGCCGCGGGCGTGCGTGGCCTTCGGCGACTCGACCGGGTCGAAGTCATGCCACACCTGTGGCCGCGCGCCGGTATCGGCCATCAACATCGCGCCGTTGTAGGGCCACTGGTTCGTGGGCGACTTCCACAGCACCACGTCCTCGGGCCGGTTGAAGATCGGCCGCAAATCGCCGCAGATCACCACGTCCAGGTCCAGCATCACGAACCGCGGCCCGAGGATCGCGCGCATCGCCGGGTCCCACAGCTTCAGCCGCAGGTAGCACGACGGCCGGCCGCCGCCGGTCGGGTTCGGCACGTGCCGGTGGTCGTCCCACAGCGGTTGCGGTTCGATCCCCTCAGCCAAGCCAGCGGGGTCGTCCGTGAAGCACACGAACCGCATCGGATCCGGATAGTGCCGTAGCACCATCCGACGCAGGATGTTGACGTGCTTGCTTTCGAACTGCGCCCTGTAGCCCGAGGTCTTCCACTTGAAAGTCACCACCGTCAGTGGCGTCATGCCGCCATCGCCTGTTGTTCGAAAGGGAAGCACCGCAGCGCCGAGCCCGGCGTGCAATTGACCACAGTTACTCCCGGATTCTTCCGGCGCCAATCCTCATACTGCTTAAGGTGCACATTCCGGCGAAGCTCGCTCGTATTGCTCAGCCCGTTCTTGTACGGCCCGAAGAAGTGCGATCCGTGCATGTCGAAACCGTAGAGCCTGATGCGCGTGGCGCCTAGCAGCATCGAGGCCTGCATCGCCAGCACGCCACTGTTCCAGTTCGTGAAGCTGCGATCGACACGCTCCACGCCAGGGATAAGCCGGTTCCCGGAGAAGCGCCGGCCCTTGAACTCGCGTGCCTCTGGGTGCTTATGCCACCACTGCCGGTCCTGGGCGGCCATGAAGTCGGCCCACGGCGCAAGCTGGAAGCAGTTGCTGACCGCGCCGACCATCTCTGAACCGCGCAGACTGTCCGCCAGCGCCTGGGACATGCTAGGTCCCGGCGCCAGCAGCACGACTTCCAGGCTCATCCTTCGTTGACCCCGGCCGATACCGGCAGCGTGATGTACTCCACGCCGCTGACGTTGTCCGGCAGCACGCCGGCGATGTTGTAGACCTGGGCGCCGTAGCGCGTCTCGTGGATCAGCCGCATGCTGGCGGCCATTCGGCGCGCGCGGATGGTGATCTTCGCCGTGATGCTCGACTGCGTCTGCCCCGACTGGATGAACTCCCGGGCCGACAGCGGCTCGACCGAGGCCCACACAGTGGCCACCGGAACCCAGTCCGTCTGCTCGATGCCGTCGCTGTCGCGTGCGGTCACCTGCTCCTCGATCCGCACGCGATGGCGAAGGCGCCCTGCTGCCAATGCCACGTCAGGCCACCGTCGGCTTGCGCAGGCTGGCCAGCAGCGCAGTGGCGCCCTTGCTCAGCGTGTAGCCGTGCCCGGCGTCAGGCGGCACGACGTTGTCGCCCTCGCCTTCCCGGAAGCGGAACTGGCTGGCCAGCTCCAGCAGCACGGCCAGACGCACCGTCGGGTGCGTGATCGGATTGCCGTTGCTGTCCTCGGCCGGGATCGGGTCGCCGTCGGTGTCGGTGATCACCGCGCCGGCGCTATCGCGCTCCGGCAGGTACAGGCGCCAATCGTCCTTCAGCCACGTGCGCACGGCTTCCGATACGCCGGGGATGGCCAGCGCCAGCCATGCGTCATCCGCTCCGCCTCCGCTGTCGCCCTCATCCAGCCGGAGCTGCTGACGCGCGTCGTCGATGTCGACCAGCTCCAGCATGTCAGCCCACCTTCACCGGCGCAGTGCGATCGATGCCGTTGCGGCCGTCCTTGCCGTCGCGGCCCTTGCGCGCCGCCAAGATCCAGTCCTCACGGTTCTCCAGGCACGGCTTAGCGCCGGTCTCGCGCTTGGCGATCCAGAGCGCGCCGTCGTGGGTCCAGGATTCGCCGGCCTTGGCGCCCTTGCCTTCGGACCAGAACCCGCCGTGCCGCATGTACGGCAGCACGTGCTCGGCCGAGGTTTCGCCGACAGAGAAGGTCAGCACGTAGCCGCGCTCGGCGTCGAAGTGGCCGACGCACTTGTCGAAGTCGATGCCGTCCCGGCCGTTCTTGCCGTCGGCGCCGTCGCGGCCGACCACCACGCCCAGCGTCTTGGCGCGGCCGTCCGTCATGGTCAGCACCAGCGCGCCCTCGCGGTCGACCAGGGCATCGGCCAGGCCTACACCGTCCTTCCCGTCGGCGCCGCGCTCGCCGGCGTCGCCCTTCTCGCCCTGCGGGCCGCGCTCGCCATCACGTCCATCGCGCACCGGATTGGCTTCGAAGTGCTTGGACACCGCATCGGCGACCATCAGGTCGATCAGCGGCGCCAGCGCTTCGGATTTGACTAGCTCGGCGACCAGTTCAGCGGGGGAAACTGCAGGCGCGTCCTTGCCGTCCTCGCCCTTGGGGCCAGGCGTGAGCGCTAGGTCCTTCAGCTGGCCAGCCCAGGCCGCCCGCAGGTTCTCCAGGTCGTCGGCTGTTGCCGCTTTCGCTGCGATCGCCTCGACTTGCTTCAGTCGGCCGTCGACCGGCTCCAGCTTCTTCCCGATGAAGCGGGCGCACGCGCGCAGGATGGCGCGCTGGATGTCTTTCTTCATGCGTCTTCGACCTCGGGGTCTTCTTCCATTTCGGAATCCATCTCCTCGTCGGACAGGGACTCCTCATCCTCTGCCGGCGCGGTCGGAGCAGCTGGTGCGTCCACGATCTTGTTCTTGCGCACCTGGTCGAGCGGGAAGTCCTGCTGCTGCATGTAGACGGTGTCGCCGCCTTCCAGCGGTTCCAGACCGAAGGCGTGGCGGCCCTCGTTCGGCGTCTTGATCCCGCCGCCGGTGAGCTTCGTCTCGACCTCCGCCTGCTTGCCGAGATCCATGCGCAGCAGCGGCCACAGGTCCAGCTCGATGCCGAGCGGGCGATCCACCTTCAGGCCTTCGTCCAGCAGGTTCTCCATCGCCTCGATGTGCGCCTGCAGCGCGTCGGCGTAGTAGAGCTGGTTGATCGCGTCCACGCCCAAGCCGGCCGGGATGGACCCGATACCGATCTTGAACGGCGGGATGCCGAACGGCTGGCAGATCTGCTCGTCGCTGTAGCGCATCTGCTCGACCAGCTGCGAGTCGGCCGACTTCATGGCGAACGGGGTGAATTTCATGTCGGCGCCGATGACCGCGATCTTGCCCGCGTTCGTGCCGGTGTAGTTCTCCTGCCAATACAGCTTCAGCGCGTCTGCATCGGTCTGGCTCATGCCGGCCGGCGCCGTCAGGATGCCGCCAGGCTGGGAGTTGTTCCCGAAGAACTCCGTCGCGGACTTCAGGATCTTCATGTTCTTCGCCGCCGGCCAATAGGCGGCGCACAGGGGCGGCACGCCGATCAGCTGGTGGTGGAAGCAGTTCAGGCGGTCGTGGATGATCTCCGACGCCGGCACGACGAGCTGCTGTGCTGGATAGTCCGCCGGTAGCAGGTTGTTCGCGGTGTCGTAGTTGATCTGGTAGAAGACCCGGCCGTTCTCCGAGATCATCGGAAGGACTCGGCACGGATCGAGGACGTACTGCTTCACGACGACGTTGCGGTCGTCGCGCTGCTTCAGCACGTAGGTGTTTCCGTTCGTCAGCTTCGAGAGAGCCCAGGCCTCGCGAAACTGCTGTTCGGTCTGATAGTCGTTCGGCTTGCGCAGCACCGGCGAGTATGCCGGGTTCGTGGTCGGCTTCCAGATGCCGTTATCGTCGACCTTCTTCAGGACGAAAGGCAGCTTGCCGATGTCCTGCGCGATGCGATTCAGGCATGCGTACAGCGTCGGGTAGCAGGTCAGATCGCCGACCTTGATCTCCTCGTTCCGCTGCCACGCGCCGGCGAAAGCCTCGCTGATCACGCGCCAGCCGCCGCGCCAGTCGGCGACCGGAGTCAATGCCTTCTCTACGCGCTTGATCTCCAGTCCCAAGAGTCGCATTTCAGTCCTCGGGCCGCATGTCGCGGCGCTTGTATTCGCGCTTTGGCTTGCCGGTGCGCGGCGAAATGTTCGGGTCGCTCGGCGCCTTGGCAGGCTTGCCGGCGCTCTGCACAGCCGGGGCCGGCGCCTGCTCGGCCTCCGACGGCTCCTCGCTGCGCATCTCGCGCGCGATGCCGCGGCCGACAAGCGCGCGCCCGACGCTGTCGCGGACTGTGCGCCGCGAGCCGTTTGCTACGTACTGGATCTGCATGTTCACCTCGATGCGAGAAGGGCGACCGAAGCCGCCCTCCCCGTGTTACCGCTTAGGAGCCGCAGGCGTCCCAGTTGACGTTCGCCCAGACCACAGCAGCCGCGCTGCGCTTCTGCCAGTTCAGGATGCGCTCGACCAGGAACGCGAC